TTATGACTCCGGGACTAGCACGGCGCTAACACGAAGCCGTGACATGTACCCCTCGATCACGCCGACGGCTTCGCCCAGGTAATCCGGGCGGTACTTCGCGTACACCTCCGTCCGGCCGCCGTAGGCCCGGTGCCCCAGCATCCCCTGAATCTCTGCCTCGGGCACGCCAGCGGCGCGCAGCTCGGTCGCCATCGTGTGCCGGATCGTCTTGGGCACCACCTCCTGCCCCAGCCCGGCCCGGCGCCGGATGCCCCGCCACGCGGTCTTGAAGCTGGCGATGGGCTTGCCGCGCCACTGCACCAGCGGGCCGGCAGGGGCCGCTTCCAGCAGCGGGCGAAGGAATGGGGTCACCGGGACGGTTGGGCGGTACTTGCGCGTCTGCTTCCGCCCTGGCGGGTTCTGGGCCAGCAGCCACCGGTCGAAGTCCACCGATGCCCGGGTCAGGTCCAGGGCCGCCTCAGGGCGCGCCAGCGTGCCGTACAGCAGGGCGAGCATCATCCGCTCGTGCGGCAGCTCCGTCGCGCGCCACAGGGCCGCAGACTCGGCCACGGACAGCACCCGGTCGCGCGGCGGTGCATCCTCTCCGGGCAGGATGTACGGGACGGTCGATATCTCGCCCTCGCGGTAGGCGTGGTTCAGCGCCGCCTTGCCCACGGTCAGAATCCGCTTGATGTAGCCGGGCGACTTGCCGGCCAGTGACGCGACGAACTCGCGCTGTCTCGCGGTCGTGACCTCGGCCACCGTTGCCTCGCCCCAGAAGTCTGCCCAGTACCGCAGGGCGATCTTGGCGAACTCAGCGGACGGCAGCGCGTTGGCGTGCCGCTCCCAGTACCGCACCAGCACCATCGCCAGTGCCGCGTCCTGCGGCTGCTGCTGGCCGATCCTCCCGTGCTTGGCGAACCACTCCCACAGCCTCAGCTTGCCTTCCTGAAAGTCTGCTGTGCCAAGAGACTCGCGGCGTGTCTGTCGAGTGGCGGCGTCGTACCAGGTTCGACACCACTGCTCCGACCCGCGGCGCTTGCTGAGCCAGTAGTCTCCGATTTGGCCGGGGCGTTCCTGCATTGCTGGCGATACTCGTCAAGGATCTCGTCGGTGTAGCGGATGATGCGCGGGCCGATTCTCATGGGGTGAATCTGGCCCGCCAGTCTCAGGCGCGCCAGGGTGGGCTTGCTGATACCCAGCTTGCGCGCTGCCTCGGCCTCGCTAAAAGGGATTTTCTCAGCGGCCCCCATCGGGCACCTCCTGCGGGGTGGGGTAGTCGGGTATGTAGGACAGCTCCCAAGTTGGATGGAAAGGCATGGTGTGCTTTACCCCATCCAGCTGCACATTGAGGCGACCATTGCTGGCGGACTTGATCGTGCCGTACTCGGCGCGGCCACAGCCGGTATAGAGGACGCGCCCGCCGCGCTTCGCCGGGACGCGGTAGTTCCTGCGGACCCACGCCATGCTCACTCCCCACCCCCCTTCCCAGCCTCGGGCACGAGGCGGACGCGCTTGCCGTCCAAGCCCCACCTCTCGGCGGCCGCGGCGCTGATCGTGAGGGTGGCGCCATACAGCGCCGGCCCGGGGCGTGTGGGCAGCTCGATGACCGGTGCCCACTCGACCCTGCGCGCCAGTTCCTCGCACTCGCGCAGCACTGCCGCGAGGCTGGACGTGCTCGGCCAGCAGCCCATCTCCGACCGGATGCGTTCGCTCAGCTTCTCAGCCATTCCCGTTCTCCTTCCCGCGCGCCTGGTCGATGGCGTCCTTCATGGCGGCATAGGTCAGTGGAGCCTTACGGCCCTTCGACCAGTCGATGCCAACCTCGCCGGCCATCGTCGTGGCAAGCTCGTCCCACCGCTCCGCAAGCGCCGCCCAAATTGGCGAGTACCGCGCCATCTCCCCCATGCGGGGCTTCCACTCCGGGAACAGCTCCAAGAGGCGCAGGCACCGTCCGAGGTCTGCGGGATCCCACGGGAAGCTGCCGTCCGACTCCATGCCCAGCATGTGGTGGCAGATCGCCTCGCTCGACATGCCGCTATCGCCGCCCGCAAGCCACAGCAGCGCGCGCTTCTCCGTGGACGCATCCTCCCGCGCCGCTTCGAGGGCGGCGGCGGCTTCGCGGAGTAGGGCGGCTAGGTCGGTGCTGCCCATCTTGTTCGCGTGGACAAGCTCGGCCGATAGCCTCTCACTCAGCGTCTTCATCGTTCCTCCTGGCTGCGTCGATGGCGGCGAGCCGCTTCTCCGCCCACAGAACCACGTTGACGGGCACGCCGTCGCCGTCCGGAGTCTCCCCGCCTGCCAGGATGCGCAGGTCGGCGATCAGGGCCAGCGCCTCATTAGTCGTCATCTCCATAAATAGCCTCTGTTATCCGATATCGGGGGGTGTAGGGGGTCTATTGCGTGTTAGCGCCTATCTCGCTCTCGTTTGAACGCTTCGCCTTCCGTGATTCCATCTCGCAACAACATGCTGCCGTCGCGGTTGAAGTAGCGGACGCCATCCCACATACGCCCAAGAATCTCGGCGCACTTCTCGGCGTCTGCCCGTTCGGTAAACATCCACGTTGCCCATATATGGGGGAGCTGGTGATCCGGAATCCACGCAGCGCGAAAGTTCGCCAGCCGCTTGTAGTGCGTGTATTTGGTCATCGTTCGCCCGCCCTTCGATAACCCACGTACCTGCGGGCAGGATGCGTCGCCATTGCAGCCCAGCACCCACACTTTCGCGCCCGTCCTCAGAACCCGGTCACTCTGCACGTTCGCGACAACACCGTAGCTTCCAAACTCACGCCTATCCATCGCTTCGCCTCCTACGGCGCTAACAATTCGGTGCAGGCTAGGCCGGTTCATTGCCTCGCCAAGTTGTGGGTTCACGCCGGCCCGCCTGACCTCAGGCGTTGGGCCGGCGATTCCTCCGGTGGGATGGGAAGGTGCATCCAGTGGGTCGCATAGGTGAACTTGTAGACGCCGCCAACCGTGAATTGGTTCTTGCGGTAGTCGTACACGAGGACCAGCTCATCCCTCGGCGCCGTCTCGATGGGCCGCCACTCCGGCACCTGCGCAGAGCGGAGGGCGGCGGCGATGCGCTCGACAGACTGGGCGGGGTACACCCAGAAGTTGCCATTGCCATCGGTCACCTCGTAGAACTTGCCGGGGTTCATTCGGCCTCGGCGGATGATGGTGCGCACATACATGCCGTCACGGCGCGGGTTCGATTCGGAGGCATAGATTCCGCGCAGCCATTCACCGAACTTCGGCTCGATCTCGTCCATTACTTCGGCTCCTTTGGTTGCTCAATCTCGATGCGCTGCGTCCCGAGCAGCACAAGCATCCCGGTCAGGAATATGGCGCAGTCAGTTGAGTTGGCCGCGACGTGAGAAAGCCAGCACAGGGCTGCGATTGCGATCCACCTGCTCACGACGCCTTCCCCTGTCCGATGGGTGCGCGGTATTCCACCGCGAACCAATAGTCAGTTTCACCCCATCGCGGGCCGCTGTAGGCTGGCGCACCCACCGCCCTGTAAACCAGAACCGATTTGAAGTGATGCTCTTGACCGCCCAACTTCAGCACGCGGTCACCAGAGGTGTAGGTGTGGTTGGTATCGTTTAAGAAGTGGTGCGACGTCCGAACCGCCTTATACGCAGCCTCTTCAATGGTTTCCGCGTCAACTTCGTACTGCTCCCATCCGTAGTGGTGCTTGAGTTCAACCAACATGGGCCTTCCCCTGTCCGAGCGCGGCGTCCAGGGCGACCGATGTCGCGTTCCAGTCCCCTTCGTGCTTGATCGCCACGCCCCCGGCATCGGCCCATGCAGCGCAGTTCTTCTCGAAGTCATCGATCAGGATGTCGCCGGGCTGGTGCATGAAAAGTGGCTTGTGCCGACCTCCCAACACCGGAAGAACCAGGCACGTCGCCGACAGGTGCTCGCGGACCCACGCGCGCTTTTGGCCTGCGACGTGGGCGTAGTTCGACCTCGGACACGCGGTTAGGATCACCGGGCTCAGGTGCTCGATGCTGCGGAAGAACTCGACGGCGCCAGCCATCGGAGGCAGGTCGCGGAAGAACGATGCGTGGCCGTTGATGTGCCCCCACATTTCGTCGTCCGCGAGCGAGCGGTGATCGAGGCCAAACACGGCCGGAAAGGCGCCGTCGAAGTCAGCCATCACTCCGTCCAGGTCCACGTAGAGCGTGCGCCCCGGAGCCTCGGGCGCAGTCACCCGCACCGCAGGCGCTTGGGCGAGGGCGGATTGCAGCATCCCTGCAAAGCCTAGATAGTTGGCACGTTCGGAAACGGTCAACGTCTCGTCTCTCGATAGCCTGAGCCAGCGAGCCTCCAACTCCCGCACCGCTCCCAGCGCATCGGCGGCGGGTGGCTTGGGTATGTCCCAGAACGTCGGCTCACCCTTCGCCTCCTGCTGCACCTGCGCGGCTGGCGGGGCGGTGAGGGCGTCGTATTCCCGGCGGGCGAGATGTGAGGCAGGAAGGCGCTCCACCCACTCACGCAACGTCATTTCTCTTTGGGCGTTCTCAGCCATGGTCGGACTCCTTAATGCGGCGACGCACCGGGACGAACGCGGCGGGGTCGTAGGCCATCCCTCGCTCCCATCCGCAGAGCGGCCCCCATTCGACACAGTTGTCCTCTAGTATTTCGTCTCCGCGCTGGATGGCCTCCCCTTTTTTCAGGAGCCGCCACTTCCCCTCCGGGATGGCGGGCTGCGGGGCGGTATAGAGGGCCAGATACTGAACACACGGGGTGTCCGCAGGCGGCGGTCCAAACTTGAAGTTCACTCCGGGGCCAATCCACGGCCCGTCGCGCGTCGCCGGAATTTGGGGAGATACGATGCGATACAGATAGCCGAAAGCCTCCTGCGCCGGGGCTTCGGGCTGCTGGGCGAGGGCGGCGCGCACGTAGTCCCATTCCTCAGCCGTCAGCGACGCGAAGCCGCAACTCCCGGGACGCAGGGTGTCCAGCTTCCACTGCAGGTCGCCAGGAAGCGCCCGCACCGGGTCGGTCGTGTTGACCGTCCGCACGCCAGCGGCGTTGAGCGCGTCGGCGGCGCGGAGAAGGTTGGCCTGCTCGCGGTCGTAGGTCGGGGTGGTCATGGCTGCTCCCTCGCCGCGATCAGCGTCGCGCGCTTCTTTTCCAGGGTGGTCTGCCGCTTCGTCAGATTGGCCTGCTGCGCGTCGAGCGCGTCGAGGCCGGCCGCGATGGCGGCGTCCTTGGTCGGGTGCAGGTTGTCGATGTGGTAGGACTTTCCGGAGTCAGAAATGTCCCAAGATACGTCCAGCCAGCTGTCATAGGTCTCAACAAGAGTGACCTCCTTGGGCTTGCCCGACGGCTGGATCACCCACGCCTTGTAGGGGTACGTGCGGCTCATGGCTGGCCTCCGGTGGCTTTGGCGATTGCGGAACGTGCCGCGTCGAACTCATCGGTTGCACGATCCGCAACGCGGAGTACGCCGATCAACGCCTCCAACAACTCCGGCGCGGCGGCGATGAGGCGGGCATTGGCAGATGCTGGCTCGTCATCGCTCCAGCACCCGGAGGCGCTGCGGCATTCGCCAATTGCAGATTTGTGATTAAAGGTGCCGATGTATCGCCCACTTGCGAACCACGGCCCCGGCGTATGCTTCATCTCGCTCATGCTCTCTGCGCCTCCAGGCGCTCAGCCTCGGCCAGGTAGTGCTGGTACCTGGCGGTGTCGTTGGGGAACTGGCGCAGGCTCGTCTCGGCCTGGATTCGGTACAGCTCGGCCATCCGCCGCGGGTCGTCCCGGTAGAGGTCGCGCTGGGTGGTGTCGGATCGCATCACCAATTACCCATCTGGCGGACGAATGGGATGTCCGTATCCTCGAAGGCATCCACCGGGGCATTCGTCGCCCGTTGCGGCCGCTCAGTCGCGCGCGGTGCCGACTGGCGCGGGGTGCCGTTGCCGGAATCCTGCCGACCGCCAAGCATCTGCATCTCGTTGGCGACGATGTCGGTGGTGTGCTTCTCGACGCCATCCTGGCCGGTGAACTTGTCGTAGCGGATTTCGCCCTCCACGTACACCTGCGAACCCTTGCGCAGATACTCGCCAGCGATCTCGCCGAGCTTCCCGAAGAACACCACCCGGTGCCATTCGGTCTTCTCGACTTGGTTGCCATCCTTGTCCTTCCGCACGCTGGTGGTGGCCAGGCTGATGCGGGTCACGGCCATGCCGCCCTGGGTGTACTTGGTTTCCGGGTCGTTGCCGAGGTTGCCGACGAGGATGGCTTTGTTTATTCCGCGGGCCATTAGGCGGCTTCCTTCTTCAGGTCGTGGAGGATGGATTCGATTTCGCTGTTGGCCTGCTCGCACTCGGCGGCGAGCTGGGCGATAGCGCCCTCGTCGCGCTGGACGCGGCAGATGGCGAGCTGAAGGTGTGGCGGGAACCGGGGGTCGAAGCTCACGGCGTCCACCCATGCGCGCCCGGTCACCCAAAGCTGGCCCTGTAGCTGCCAGCGGTACTCCTTGGCGTGGTCATTCGACCGCAGCGCATCCAGGTGCTTGGCCATGTTGGCCGGGCACTTCAGCTCGACCAGCCCGTCATCGCCGAGCAGGCCGTCCGGGGAGACGCCTACGTAGGGCAGGGTGGCGTGCTGGACGAATCCAACTTCCTCGACCAGCTCGCCCGTGTGCGCCTCGTAGGCCGCCCGCGCCGCCGGCTCCAGCTCCGTCCCGCGCCGCATGGCGTCGTTCTGGAACGTCTCGACGCACTCGCCGGTCAGGCGCTCGACGGCCAGCAGGGTGACCAGCTGGCGGCGATTGGCTCCCGGGGATCCGTCCTTCAGGACGTTCATCACGTCCGCGAACTTGGAGGCCGTGAGCTTGCCGGCGCGGGCGCGGAACCAGTCGTCACTGCGCTGCTGCATCGGACACCTCCTCCAGCATCACGTCCGCCGACTCGGCCGACGCCTTGAACTCGGCCATGCGATCGGTCACCAGTGCGCGGCTCTCCTTCGGCCACGCGCCCCAGAAGGCCCGGAAATGTTCGGTGCCCTTGGCTGCTGCCGCCCGCGCCTCGGTCAGCGCGGAGTCGCGCTCGGGGCTGTCCTGCGGCGTTGGGGCCGCGTACTTCGGCGGACGCTGCTGCCCGACAATCTCGGCCACCACGTCCTCCGGCAAATCCTCGATGTCCTGGGTAAACAGGTCGGACGCAGCCGTCACCGTCAGCACGCCGTCGATCAGGCCGCGCTTCTTCGCCATCTTCAAGACGGTGTTGGACACGTCCGCCGGGTTGGTGCGGATCTGCTTCTTCTTCTCGACCTTCCCTTGCCACTTGGAATACTTGATCCGGCGGCGGTTCTCCGGCGTGTCGTCCCATTCCTCGTCGCACAGCGCTGCACGCCAGGCGTACTTCTCTTCGTTGCTGCTGCACTCGCCGATGCCTGCGCCCAGGAACAGGCCGCCGGCCGACATGATCCGCACCTTTACCCGGTAGTGGACCTCACCATCTACGCCCACCTGCTCGACCTCAGGGTCTGCCGAAAGGCGGAAGGTGGACATGATCTTCTCGGCCCCGGCCTTGTACAGGCTGGGCTGCTTCGTGCCGGGGATCACGCCATAGTGCGTGTCCTTCTTCATCACCTCCTGCATCACGTCCTGCATCAGGTTGACCTGAGCGCGAACGTCTGCGGCGGTGAGGGACCGGCTGCCGTAGTTCTCCACGGCGGGCTGGAATGCGACGATGTTGGCTGACATGGGCTTCTCCTGGAATGAATCCGGCTCTACGGCTTACCCGGCCGGCGCGGGCGGGGCAGGGCGAGGGGTGCGCCCTGCGGGGAAGTGGTGGTTGAACTGCGGGCCGTGGAGCAGCGCCCATCGGTAGCGGAACTCGGCCAGCCGCTCGGCGTTGCTCGGGGCGTGCGTTACTCCTGGGGCGGGTTGATGCGGACGAAGGGAGCCGTGCGCTCGGCAGCGCGGGCCTCGGCGGCCGCCTTGCGCCACTCGTGGGCGGTGTCGATCGCGAAGATGAGCGCGACCAGGGCCAGCGCGACGCCCAGGGCATCGGCCCGGGCGTAGAAGCAGACCCCGGCGGCGAAGGCTGCGAACAGGACCACGATCAACGCGGTGAAGGCCGGGGCGAGGGCGTAAAGGCGGGGCATCGGGGAATCTCCTGCCGGGCCAGTCCAGCGCCCGGCGTGTGGGTGTCAGTGGGCGAAGGCCAGCCACGCGAACGCGGCGAAGCAGGCCAGGGAAGCGAGGTCGTGCAGGGTCCAGATGGCCGCCTCGCGGCGCATCTCGGCGGTGACGGGCTGGGGCGGCAGGTCTTCGGGCTTCGGGTACTCCGGCAGCGGCGCGGCGTGGCCGTCTGCGGTGTCTGGCGTGCCCGTCCAGGTGCCGGGGTCGATGCCGTGGTTGCCCAGCTCCAGGACTTCGGGGGCGCGGGTCATTGCAGGCCCGCCTTAGCGCTCTCGACGCTCTTGGTGATCGCGTGCTTTGCGGCCCACGTCCTGATGTCCGCGGCCGATTCATGCCAATCGTTGGCGTGCGCGAGCATGGTCTGGAAGCCGTTGAAGCCAGCCACATCGCCCTTGTCGCAACGGGCCACCAGCTCATGCACAACCGCAGCAGTCTGCATGCACAGAGGGATATGGCCAGCGAGGCGGAACAGCTCGGCGAAGAACGACGCCTGCTGTTCGGCATCCATGTCCCAGTACAGGGCGGCAATCTGCTCGGCGCTCAGGTCCACCTCGGACTCGATGCGGGTGCTCATGCGGCACCGCCTTGGACGCGGGCGAGGGCTTGATGCAACATTTCGCCGAGAATCGCGAAGTCGACCGGATCCTGATGAATCATTTCGTAGGCAGACGAGCAGACTTTCAGTAGGGAATCTCGCTCATCGCGAATTTCCGCAATCGCGGCCAGTATTGGTTCGTGACCTCCGGCATTCGGATCGATGGCGAGACTGTGTGAAACGCGACCAAGTGAGTCACAAGCCGCAATGAAGAGGCGCTCATTTCTGGCGGCGTCCTCTATCGATTTAGCAGCGGCATCACGCGCTTCACGCAGGCGAAGCGCTGGCGCGTTTCCAAACTCATCGCCAACCACGATGACGAACTCGTCCAGCACCGCCAGCACATCGACCGGGCCGCTCATGCCTGCTTCTCCAGTTCGGCGAGGAGGGCGTCGGCATAGGCCACTGCGTTCTGTGCGTCGGTGGCGATCCACTCGGGGCGGAGGCCGCCATCCGCCGGGACAGAGGCAAGCCCCTGCATCGCCATCGCCGCGAACAGCTCGCGCTTGGTGAGGCCTTCCTGCCCGTTGACGTTCGCGTCGTTCGGGACCGGATACGCCGGCTCGCTGCCGGCCTTCGTCTGGGTGCTCATGCCGCAGCCTCCATCCGCGCATCGGCGGCAGTCGGTGCGTTGCGCTCGGCCCGGTCGAACTCGGCCGCTGCGTCGGACTCGGCGTCGTCGCGGATGCGGGCCTCGACGTTCGGGCGCAGGAAGCTCTCCAGCTCCAGGGCCGCGGCGTCCCGGCTGCGATCGGAGGGCGTGTTGGCGCAGGCCAGCAGGAACCGACGCAGCGCCGCCGAGATGCGGCTGTCGTAGTCGTCGGCCAGCAGCGCGTCCAGCGCCTCCTGCACCGGCTCGTCCTCGCGGAGGCGCGCGGCCGTCAGCTCCGCAGTGCGCTCGGCGATCCACTCCTCGCGGCGCTCGTCGGCTTCGTCCGCCGCCTCGTCAGCGGCAGAACGGTCGAGCCAGGTGTCGTAGGCGGCTGGCATCTGTCTGTCTCCCTGCCCCGTCCCCGGATGGGGGTGTCGTGGGGCGATGGGGACAGAATCAGGGAAACTGATTCCTACGTCAACAGGAAAACTGATGAAGAATCAAGAATCCTGATTGGCGTTCAGCGTTCGTTTAGATTCAGTTAGTGCGCAGGCAGGCAGTCGACGAGGCTGGCGCCAATCTCAGCGGCGTCGACGTAGCCTCGCATCCGGTCCAGTAGGTCATCCAGTTGGACGTCGGAGAGATCGGACAGGTAGGAGACGCCCCGGCTGTCCAGGAAGTGCGTGATTGCCGACCGCCAGTCGTACTGGTCCGCGATGTGCACGATCGCCCGCATGGTCCTGGCGCGTGGCGACACATCCACCGGCGGCAGGTCGATGTCTGCGGGGGATGGTGCAGGCGGCATCGCCGCCGCCAGCTCAAGTGCCAGCGATTTCAGAGCTACGGGGTCGAGTGCCATCACGGGTCTCCTTTGCAAGCCAGGCCAGAACGTCGGCCATGGCTTCCCGCGGCGACCCCTCGGCCTTTTTAACGGCCTTGGCGGCTACCTGGATCATGGCCCACGAGGGGCGCGAGAGGCGCTTGTCCTCCGGCCTCGCATCGGCCATCAGGTGCAGCAGCTCAACCCCTTGAGCCAAGTTCTCATTGTCCAGTCCCGCAGGCTGAGACGGGAGGTCGGCGAACAGCTCGCCGGGGTGGATCCCGAGTGCCGCGGCCAGCTTGTAGATCTCAGGCACACGCGGAAAACCGTCTCCGCGCTCGAAGTTTCCGAGCCAGCCTTGGCCGCGCCCGCATGCAGCGGCCAGCTGCTCCTGGCTGAGCTGGGCACGCAGGCGGAAGGCGATCAGGCGTTCACGGAAGTCCATGCGCGGATTGTCCAGCAGGGCGCGCAGCCGCCAATCAGGAAACCTGTTGACAAGCGAATCAGGATGGCTGATAGTTGCCGCCATGGACCGATACCCCGACCTGAAGACCTATCGGACCGCCAAGGGCCTGACACAGGCCCAGCTGGCGGAATTGATTTCGGCTGCCGGGAAGGCAGTCACCCAGGGCCGCGTCTCCCAGTGGGAGAACGGATCGCTTGGGTACACGCCGGAGTGGGCAACGCAGATCGAGGCGGCCACCGGCGGAGCCATCTGCAGGTCCGACCTGATCTTCGGGCCGGCCCCACAGGAAGGGGAGGCGGCCTGAGGTGACTACCTTCGCGTCCCGAATCCGAACGGCATTGCTTCGGGCGTTGTCTCCACGATCCCCACGACTCTGTGATGGGGGATGTGGATGCAAGCGAGCGGCGGACGCGTGGAGTCTTGCTCTGCTGCTTGCGGGACAACCGTCAGGTAGTGCGGCAGCGACATGTCCACCCGACTGCAAAGCCAGTAGGGCGTCGCGTCGAAATTGCCGTCGGGCTTTCGGATGGAAGTGGTGGCGTCGATGAACGCCGGGTCCAGCAGCACCACGAACAGCTTCTTCATGCCCGTCTCCGGTCTCGATGGTGGGGTCGCATCCCCATCGTACCGGCAGGCGGGCGCCTATCCGCTGGCGCACCCGTCAGCCCCTTTCCAAGGCCGGCAGCCCGAGCTGGACAACCTGCGCGCTCCCCTCGCGCGGACTCGGCTTGGGCGCCGGCAGGCGGCGGGCAACCACGTCCGCCCCAACGCGGCGCACCGCCACCACGCCGCCGCAGATGCGGACCAGCGTTGTGACGCCCTCCGCGTCCACCCACAGCTTTCCCTGCCGGCGTTCATCGTCAGGCGTCGGCGGGTCTTTTCTTCCTGAGTTCATGCGGCTCGGTCCTTCGGGGTCGGGCCTTTATTTCGCCCCGATGAGCTTGTCCCACGCAGTCCCACGCGGTGGGACGACCGAGGAAACACCGATGCAGACACCGCAGATGCCGCTGTTCTACGACACCTACGAGGATGCGATCCGCGATTGCGTGACCGCGCTGGGGGGCAACAAGGCCGTGGGCAACATGCTCTGGCCGGCGCTGCCCGCCGACGAGGCCGGCCGGAAGCTGGCGCACTGTCTCAACCCGGAGAAGCGCGAGAAGCTGGACCTCGGCGAGCTGCGCCTGATCCGCCGCGCCGCCCGGCAGGCCGGCGTGCACATCCTGGCGCACTACGAGGCCCGCGACGCCGGTTACACCGAGCCGCAGCCGCTGAACCCGGAAGACGAGGCGGCCCAGCTGCAGCGCGAGTTCATCGCGTCGGTGAAGGCTCTGGAGGCGATCCAGAGCCGCATGGGTCACCTGCAGGGGAGGGCGCGCTGATGGCCAAGAAGCCCCAGCCCCAGCCGGCCAAGCCGAAGGCCACGCCGGCGCACCCGTGGCGCGCGTTCAACCCCGGCTGGCTGCAGTCCAACCCGGACCTGCCTGATCGCATCGCGCCGCTGCACTCGCGGCTGGTGAGGAAATGACCATGACCGCCGTCGTCTCCTTCCACGACACCGTCGGCCTGTCGCCCCGGCAGCTGCTGGCCGCAAACCGCGCCGCCAAGGGCCAGGAGGCGGCCGTGCTGGACGTGTTCCATGCCGCCGGCCGACCGCTCAGCCCGTCCGAGGTCCACGCCCGCATGCCGGGTCGCGTGCTGCTGACCAGCGTGCGGCGGGCCATCTCGAACCTGACCAACGCCGGGGCGCTGGTGAAGCTGGACCAGACCGTGCCCGGGCCCTACAGCATGCCCGAGCACCTGTGGCAGCTGCCGGCCGGGCAGGGCGAGCTGTTCCAGCGGAGGCGGGCGTGAGCACCGACCACGCCTACGAAGCCGGCCGCTACGCCCGCCAGGCCGCACGCGGCCGCGACACCTGCCCGCGCTACGGGATCACGCCCGACGCCCGGCAGGAGGTCGACCGCTGGCGCCAGGGCTGGGATGACCAGGACCGGGAGATGGCCGGCCAGGCCAAGAGGAACAGCGCATGAGCATCTTCCAGCGCGTCTCCGACTGGCTGCGGGAGCGGCGGATCGATCGGCTGGCCGCAGACGCAAAGGCCGCCTACGCGGCAGGGGATCGGCAGCGTGCGCGCGAGCTGTTGGCGCGGCTGGCAGTCGAAAACATGGCGCGCTCGCCGCAGCAGGTGGCGCGCTTGGACCGGGCTCACGGGCTCGACAGGGGCAGGTAATGGCCAGGATTCGCACGATCAAACCCGAGTTCTTCACCAGCGAGGACATCGTCCAGCTGTCGCCGCACGCGCGGCTGCTGTACATCGCCTGCTGGTGCGAGGCGGACAAGGAGGGCCGGCTGCAGTGGAAGCCGTTGACCCTAAAAATCCGCTATTTCCCGGTAGACGATGTCGATATTCGCGCATTGTGCGAGGAGCTGATCGGCGCCGGGCTCGTCGTTCCGTATGGCGATGGCCTGGCCTACATCCCCAAGTTCGGCGCGCACCAGCACATCAACCCACGCGAGAGCGCCTCGCAGCTGCCGGCACCTGCGGGTGACTCACGCGTGCCCGACGTGTCGCTCACGCGTGGAGAACGCGAAGGCGACGCGCCAGCTCCCGTCACTGACGCGCAGGGAGGAAGGGAAGGGAAGGGAAGGGAAAGGAAGGAAGACGCGTCAGGACGCGTCGGGCCGCGCAAGCGCGCCCCCACCAAGCACCCCCTGCCTGACGGATTCGGGATTTCGGATCGGGTCCAAGCCTGGGCAGCGGACAAGGGGCACGATCGGCTGGACCAGCACCTCGAGTCGTTCCGGGCCAAGGCCCAGGCCAAGGGCTACGCCTACGCCGACTGGGACGCTGCGTTCATGGAGGCGATCCGCGAGAACTGGGCGAAGCTGCCTGCGGCCGGCAGCGCAGCGCCCCCAGACCAACGCCCCGGCGGCGGGAGGCGTGAGCTGTGACTGACACCGCCTACGCCGAGGACGCCGTGCTGGCCGGCCTGATGGCCCGCAACGAGAAGTTCCACGAGGTCGCCCCGATGCTGGGCGAGGAGCAATTCACCACGCCGCGCCGTCGGCGCATCTGGGCCGCCATCCGCGACCGGTTGCGCGAGGGCCAGCCCGCGGACGTGGTCACGCTGTGCGAAGCGCTGCCGGCCGATGCCGACGAGCTGCTCAGCCTGGCCCGGAACATGGCCACGGGGGGCGTGGTGAGCAGCTACGCCGCCGTCGTGCGCGACAACTGGCGGATGCGCGAAGCCGGAGGTATCGCCCAGCGCCTGCTGGCCGGCGCGCGTGACCGCGAGGCAGGAGCGGTTGAGCAAGCCATCGCCGAGCTCATGGCGCTCAACGCCCATCACGCGGTCCACGAGTTCACCGGCAAGCAGATCCTGGCCCTGGCCTTCGAAGTCGCCCAGCAGGCGTACCAGAACGGCGGCGTGATCCCCGGCATCACCACCGGCCTGCAGGAGCTGGACGAGATCCTGGGCGGGTGGCACGACTCGGACCTGACGTTCATCGGCGGCCGCCCTGCGATGGGCAAGACCGCGTTCATGCTTGGCCTGGCCGAGGCGGCGGCAGACGCCGGGCGACGCGTCGGCATCGTCAGCGCCGAGCAGCCGGCCGTGCAGCTTGGCATTCGCCGCGCGGCCCTGGCCTCTGGCGTCGGCGCCCAGTCCATCCGCGCCGGCCAGCTCGAGGACGAGGACTGGGCCAAGATCACCGCGGGCATCTCGAAGGCCCGTGACCGGCACCTGCGGGTGTTCGACCGGTCCGCCGTGTCGCTGGACGAGCTGGTTTCGGTCGCCCGGAAGTGGAAGCACAACGAAGGCCTGGACGTGCTGTTCATCGACTACGCCCAGCGCATCACCGTGCCGGGCGCCGACCGCATAACCGAGGTGTCGCAGATCGCCCGAGGCCTCAAGAACCTGGCCCGCGACCTGAACATCCCGGTCATCTCGCTGGCCCAGGTGGTCAAGGGCGTGGACAGCCGGCCCGACAAGCGCCCCAACGCAGGCGACCTAGCCAACAGCGACGAGCTGACCCGCGAGGCCGACCAGATCCTGATGCTCTACCGCGACGAGGTCTACAACCGTGACAGCAAGGATCCCGGCATCGCCGAGGTCCTGATCGAGAAGAACCGGCACGGACCGACCGGGTTCAAGCGCGTGCGCTTCGTCGCCGAGACGATGGCGTTCCAGAGCTTCAAGCGGGCCAATGACTTCGAGGAGGCCGCATGAACACCGACCAAGCCCGCGCCCAATCCATCGCGCACGCGCGTGAGGCTGGCCGCTGGGCAGCCCAGGCAGGGCGCCCGATTACCAACTGCCCGACCTACGCGATGGGCGAGCTGGGCCGCGAGTGGCGAGAGGCGTGGAAGGCCGGGCACCGGGAAGTGGCGGAGGGCAGGGCATGACGGCCGAACTCTCCCCCGCCGACTGGCGCCTGGACGGCACCGGCCCCATGACCGACAAGCAGCGCCGGATGCTCAACGCCGTCTGCGGCGACCTTGCGGCGCAACTGCAATGGCACGGCAACCGACTGAGCAAGGACGACTGGCGGCACATGCTGTCCGGGACGATGCTGGGCTGGCGAATGATGCCGGCGATTGACCGGGGTGAGGGCGCGGCCGGCTTCATCATGCTTGGCGGGTCGAGCCTTGACCTGAGCAAGTCGCAGGCAGCCGAGGCAATCACGGTCGCGGTGCAGATCGGCGACCACCCGGATGAGCAGGGGTTGCGCGCTCGCCCGGTTCGCTGGTCGGACAAGGTTCTACTTGGCATGGGCTTCAACCCTAACGACTTCTCGGACGCATCGCGCGCGCGGGAGGCTGCGTGATGAATCGCCGATCCCGCGACCTGCGCTTCACCGCCATCCAGGAGATCGGTTGCCTCGCCTGCCGACGCCCGCTGAAAGCCTCGTTCCAGCCCGGCGCATTCGCCCCCGGCGGCTATGTCGAGATCCACCACCTGCTGACCACTGGCCACCACGGCACGGGCAAGCGGCGCGGTGACGACGCGACCATCGGCCTTTGTTCGTGGCACCACCGTGGCGTCATCGGCGAGGGCTACAGCGTCCGCGAGATGGCCGATTGCTACGGCCCCAGCTACGCCCGCGAGCCGCGCAGGTTCCGGGCCGAGTACGGAAGCGACGAGGAGTTGCTGGCCGAGCAGAACACCCTGATCGCCGAGTGGCGGTCCAACGCCATCGGAGCATCCGCCGCGTGACTATCCCCCCATCCCGCGCGAGGAAGGGAAAGGCGCTGGGGCCAACCGGCCCGCGCGTTGACTGGTCCGCCGACGAGGACGCCAAGCTGCGCGCCTTGTACCCGGACACGATGACCAGCGATGTGGCGGTGGCGCTTGGCCGGTCTCTGCAATCTGTGCGCAACAGAGTTGTACGTCTGGGACTGAGAAAGAGCGAGGCGTTCATGGCGAGCAAGCCCGGCGTATTCCGCGACGGGCATACGGCGTGGAACAAGGGCAAGTCCGGGTCCACGGGGAACCACCCCAACTGCCGAAATGGTTGGTTCCGACCGGGCGTTGTGCAGGGCGTCGCCGCACGGTGCTACCAGCGCATCGGTTCGCTGCGGATCAAGGACGGCGTGCTGCAACGCAAGCTGACAGACCGTAAGGACCTGCCCCGTGCCCAGCGCTGGCAGCCGATCCACCGCACCGTCTGGGAGGCGGCACATGGCCCCGTCCCGCAGGGATGGGTCGCGGTGTTCAAGCCCGGCATGGCCACGCTCAACCCCGACGAGGTGACGCTGGACCGGATCGAGTGCGTCAGCCGCGCCGAGAACATGCGCCGCAACAGCCGCCACAACCGATACACGCCAGAGCTGAACCAGCTTATCCAGCTCAAAGGCGTCCTGACCCGCAAGATCAACCAGAAGGAAGGCAAGAGTGAAAGCTACTGACGTTCGAGACTTCGTTGGCAAGATGATCAAGGAGCTGGCCGACAGCACGGCCACTAGCGAAGAGATGGCGCTGACCATCGAGCGCGCCAAGGCTACCGGCGGCCTGGTGCAGCAGTACGTATCTCTTGCCAAGGTGGAGCTGGATGCAGCGAGGCTGTACGCCGAGCACGGGGTGATCCCGGAGAGCATCGAGGCCCCCAAGGATGGACGCCCACAGCTCCGAGCAGTGGGTGGGCGCTAATCCGATGAAGCATTTCGCCCTCGGCCGCATGAAGGCCGGCGTCATGAACAAGACGGAGGCGGACTATGACGCGCACCTTGAGCTGTTGCGTGCGGCGGGGGAGGTGCAGTGGTACCGGTTCGAGGGGGTAAAGCTGCGCCTCGCCGACAACACGTTCTACACCCCGGATTTCGCGGTCATGGCGGCCGATGGCGTCATGGAGATGCACGAGGTCAAGGGGTTCTGGACCGACGATGCCCGCGTGAAGATCAAGGTGGCTGCGGATCAGTACCCGTTCCGGTTCATAGCGTTCCGTCCGCGCCCGAAGTCCAAGGGCGGGGGATGGGACCGGGAGGATTTCGGCCCATGAGCACCGCGATGAACCGCCGCCACCGCAAGCGCTGCAAGGCCCTCACGACACGCGAGCTGCGCACGCTGATCCAGACGCTGGCGCCAGAGGTCCGCATGGCCGTGTCCCTGCTGGAGTGTGCAAAGCAGGAGTTGGCGAAGAGGCCGAAGATTGAACCAGAGGGGGAATCGTGAGCCAAGTTGACCTGTTCGGCGCCTACGTGCGCCGCGAGCTGGACCACTGGGGGCGCGAGTTCGCGCTACACCGGGACTGCGAGTACCTGGGCCACGTCTCGCGCAACATGCTGCAGGTGTTGATCGAGCACAAGGGCGAGATGCCGCCGCCGAACGTGGGCTACAAGCCACTGGAGACGGACGCTCGTGCCCAGCTTATCGAGGACGTGGTAGCCGACATCGCCCGCTCACACCTGGGCATGGCCATCTGCCTGCGCGCCTACCACTGCGGGCAGGGTAGGCGGCGGGTTGAGCGCTGGGAGACCGCCAACCTGCTGCTGGCCAACGCCGGCCTGCCGGTGGTAAGGGCGACCGCGTACATGGACCTTGCCCAGCGCGGGGAGGACAGGGTGTACGGGGTGCTTGCCGGGATGGCGCGGGCCGCTTGACACGTCCGACCTGCGGGGCCATCATCCATGGCACGGTGGGGTAAGTGCCCCACAAGCAACGGCTCGCCCTAACCGGCGGGCCGTTTCCGTTTCCGGGGTTGGGGCTGGTGGAGCCGGCCGACGCAAGGGCTGGGGACTCCCGGCCGCCCCGACCATCCACGCCCGCCGCCCTCGCCAGAGCAACCCTCGTGACCAGCTGGGACGCGGGGCGGGCGACCAATTCCCAAGCTCCCAGTCGTGCCGGCGCCCGGTGCGACGGGGTTCTTTTCGCCTTCGAGGCCCGATCCCATGTCCGCACTCGCTCACGCCGTGGCGCTGATCAAGCGCTGGGAGGGGTGCCGGCTGACCGCATATCCCGACCCCGGCACCGGTGGCGAGCCGTGGACCATCGGCTGGGGCTCCACTGGCCCCGGCATCGGCCCCGGCACGCGCTGGACGCAGGCCCAAGCCGATGACCGGCTGGCGCTGGACGTGGAGCGGTTCATGGCCGGCGTGCGGGCCTCGCTGACCCGGGAGCCGGCGGACAACGAACTGGGGGCGATGACCTCGCTGGCCTACAACATCGGGCTGGGCGCGTTCCGGAACTCAACCCTGCTGCGCCTGTTCAACGCCGGCGACAGGCCAGGCGCGGCCAAGCAATTCGACCGCTGGAACCGCGCCGGAGGCCGGGTCATGAAGGGCCTGGTCCGCCGCCGCGCCGACGAACGCGCCGTGTTCGAGCTGCCGCCCGAGCACGACGAGGCGAGGCCATGACCGTGGACGCCGAGCGCCGCGACGGCCGCTGGCACGTGAGCCTGGGCCCCGTCGAGAAGTCGGTCATGGGGCTGGTCGCGGCCGGCGTAGCGGCGCTGGGCATCTGGCTGGTGACCTCGGTGAACGCGGTACTGACCCAACAGGCCGTGGCGAATACGCAGCTGATCGCGATCCAGGCCCAGTTGACGGGCATCTCCGGCCTGCCGGAGCGGGTCGGCAAGCTCGAAATCCAGGCCGAGACGAACAAGCAGGACATCCGCGAGCTGCGGCAACTGCGAGGGGTGAAGTGATGGACCGGAAGGCGACCATCCTCGCGTTCGTGGGCGCGATCGGCACGCTGCTGACCGCGCTTGCCACGCACGGGACCGGCGCGATCAAGGCGCTGGGCGCGATTCCGGCGATGCTGGCGGCATGGTCCGCCGGCCTGCCGCTGGGCGTGTGGTCGTTCACCGTGGCGCTGCTGCTGGCGACCCTCGTCTGGGTGGCGGCCATCCGGAAGCTGCCGGTGTCGGGCAGCGGCAAGGCCCCGTTCGTGTCGGCCAACGGGCTGGCGCTGATCGTCGGGCCGGCGGTGACGGTGGCCCAGCAGTACCTGGCACCGCCCCGCACGCCGGGCGTCCTGCTGAACGCACTGATCCTGGGGCTGATCGCTGGATTGGCGGCGCCGCACATCGGCGCGCTGATTCGTGGCAAGGCCCGGACGCCAGCCCCGTGAAGCCGATCCTGCGTCGCCTAGCGCTCGCCGCGCTGATCCTGCTGGCTATCCCCGGCGTGATCGTGGTCGGGTACATGGGCTGGATGTGGTGGACCCTGCGGAGCTTCCACTGATGGGCGCCTACGCCGACCTGATCAAGCTGGCCCTGGCGCTGCTGCTGGCCGGCGGCATGGCTGTGTGGGGCCGGAGCTGCGGCAAGGCGACCGGGCTGGAGGACGGGCAGCAGGAGCGCGCCAGCCTGGAGAAGGCGCTGGGCCGGGCCACCCTGGACCTGTCCACCTGCGCCGCGCAGGTCGGGCTGGCCAACAACATCGCCGACCAGGCCGCGGCCGAGGCCATCAAGCAGGACGCGATCGCCCGCGAGGCGGAGCGCCGGGCCGCCCAGGACGCCGCGGTCTCCGAGCTGCGCATCGCTGAGCTGACCCGCCAGCTGCAGGCCGCCCGGCGCAACCCGGACGCGGCCTCGCAGCTGGACATCGTGCTCCACCCGTCGATTCCCCTGAGGTGACCATGCGAGCCCTGATCCTGACGGCGGCCCTGCTGGCGCTGGCCGGCTGCCAGACGTGCCCGGACCGCCCGCAGGTGCCCGAGGTGGTGAAGGTGCCGGTACGGGTGACCGTTCCGGTGCCGCCGGCGCTGACCGACCCGTGCCCCGTGGCCCGGGCCGCCAGCCGGACCGTCGAGTCCGTCGTCCAGGCCTACAACGCGAACGTCGAGAGCCTGGAGACGTGCAACCGGAAGCTGGGCGAGATCCGGGCGCTGCCGACGACGGGTGGGGCGCCATGAAGCGCAGGGCCGCCTACCGCTACCGCAGCGCCGTCACCGGCCGCTACGTGACGCCCGAGTACGCGCGGCGCCATCCCCGCAAGACCGTGCGGGAGCGGGTGCGCTGATGCCTCGCGCGACCACTGCCTACGTCTCCGCGTTCCAGCGCGACCGCCTGCACCAGGCGCAGTTCCGCCGGCGCGAGAGCCGCAGGATCACGGCGGACCTGACCGCAGTGTTGCCGGCGGGCGTGACCGTCACCTCCGTGACCTGGCGCACCACGTCGCCCTGGACGCTACGCATGAGCGACGGGCAGATCGACGGGGCCAAGGTGTCGGTCCGTGCCGACTTCCAGTACGCCGGGTGCGCCGGGCTCAAGGCGCAGGTGACGCTGAGCGATGGCGATGTGCTGAACCAGGCGTTCCTGTTCACCGTGCAGGACGCCCCCTTCTTCTACGACGAGCTGGGCCCGATGACCTCGGGGCCGTACACCCTGACCACTACCGCGCCATGAGCTACGACAAGGTGGTTGCCGACGAGATCATCGCGCGCATCGCCGAGGGCGAGCCGCTGCGCCAGATCCTCCGGAGCGACCCGGGGCGGTTCCCTCGGAAGTCGGCCTGGTACAACTGGTGCGAGGCCGACACGGAGCTGGACCGGCGCTTCAAGGCTGCGCGGGACGATGGGCACGACGCCATCGCTGAGCGCGCCATGGAGACCGCGCGGGGGCGGGGCGATTCAAGCGGCGACGTGCAGCGCGACAAGCTGATCATCGACACCGACCTCAAGCTTCTGGCGAAGTGGGACCCGCGCCGCTACGGCGACAAGGTCGCCATGGAGCACAGCGGCCCCGGTGGCGGGCCGGTCCAGACCGTCACCCGCATCGAGCGGCGCATCGTCAAGCCGGAATGACCGCGCTGGCGATCGACACAGCGGCCGTGTTCGAGCCGCTGCTGGCGCCTGCGCGCTACAAGGGCGCCCACGGCGGCCGCGGCTCGGGCAAGTCCCACTTCTTCGCCGGCCTGGCCGTCGAGGACGCCATCGCCTTCCCGGGCGAGTCAGGCGAGGGCCTGCGGATGGTGTGCATCCGCGAGGTGCAGAAGTCCCTGAAGCACTCCGCGAAGTCCCTGATCGAGGCCAAGCTGGCCGAGTTCGGGCTGCGGGAGGCGGACGGTTTCAAGGTGTTCAACGAGGTGATCAAGACCCCCGGCGACGGGGTGATCATCTTCCAGGGCATGCAGGACCACACGGCCGACTCGATCAAGTCGCTGGAGGGGTTCCACCGGGCATGGGTCGAGGAGGCGCAGAGCCTGTCGAGCACGTCGCTCGGGCTGCTGCGGCCGACGATCCGCTGGGAGGACGCCGCGCGCGGCCTGGCCTCGGAAATGTGGTTCGGCTGGAACCCTCGGCGCAAGACCGACCCGGTGGACGTGCTGCTGCGCGGAGAGAACCTCCCGACCGGCGCGGCGGTGGTGCGGGCCAACTGGTCCGACAATCCGTGGTTCCCGTCGGTCCTGGAGCAGGAGCGCCTGGACTGCCTGCGGGACAGCCCGGACCAGTACGACCACATCTGGGAGGGCGGGTACGCCACGGCGGCCGCCGGCGCCTACTTCGCGCAGGCCCTGGTGACGGCCAAGGCCGAGGGGCGCATCGGCCGGGTCGCTGCTGATCCGCTGATGACGACCCGGGGCTACTGGGACATCGGCGGCACCGGCGCCAAGGCCGACGCCTGCGCCATCTGGATCGTGCAGTTCGTGGGCCGCGAGGTCCGGGTGCTGGACTACTACGAGGCCCAGGGCCAGCCGCTGGCGACCCATGTGGCCTGGCTGCGGTCGCGGGGCTACGAGCGCGCCCAGTGCGTGCTGCCTCACGACGGCGCGGCCAACGACAAGGTGCACCAGGTGAGCTACCAGAGCGCGCTGCAGCAGGCCGGGTTCGACGTGCGGGTGATCCCGAACATGGGCGCCGGCGCGGCCAGCAAGCGCATCGAGGCAGTGCGGCGGCTGTTCCCGTCGATCTACTTCCACGAGACCACCACCGAGCCCGGGCGCGATGCGCTGGGCTTCTACCACGAGCGCAAGGACGACAAGCGCGGCATCGGACTGGGGCCGGAGCACGACTGGTCGAGCCATGCCGCCGACGCCTTCGGCCTGATGGCCGTGGACCACGAACAGAACGGCCCGGATCGAAAGCCGGTCCGCCTCAACTTCACTTCCGAGTTCCGCTGATGGCCGAGAGCAAGCCCGACAGCCCCGGTTACGCCACAGAACGGGCGGGCGTGAACAAAGCCGATCTGCATCGCGAGATGCTGGAGCGGCACCGCACGTGCTGGGACTACTGGAAGCCGCAGTACGACGCCGCGCGGGAAGACGTGGAGTTCGCCTTCACCCCGGACAGCCAGTGGGACGACTGGATGCGCGACACGCGCACCGGCCGGCCCATGTACACCGTGAACCGGCTGCGCCAGGCGCTCAAGCAGATCACCAACGACCAGCGCCAGAACCGGCCGCAGGCCAAGGTGCGCGCGGCTGAGGGCGGCGACGCGGACCTGGCCGAGGTGCGGCAGGGGATCATCCGCGGGATCGACAGCCAGATCGACGCGCAGCGCGCCGTGGACACCGCGTTCCTGTTCGCGGTCGGCGGCGGCTACGGCGTGTGGCGCGTCAACACCCGGTACGCCGACGACGGAGGCTTCGACCAGGTCATCGAACGCGAGGAGATCGCCAACCCGTACTCGGTGGTGTTCGACCAGGCGGCCAAGAAGAAGGACCGGCGCGATGCCCGGTTCGCCTTCGTGGACACCCGCTGGGCGCGATCGGCGTTCCGGGCGCGCTGGCCGGACGCCAAGCTGGTCTCGGTCGATGGGGCCACCGAGGCGACCAAGGACTGGTGGGCAGAGGACGAGGTCACCGTCTCCGAGTACTGGTACAAGAAGGCCGAGCAGGTCGAGATCGTGCTGCTGTCCGACGGCTCGGTGCACGATGCTGATGACCTGGCGCTGATCGTGGACGAGCTGGCCGCGCAGGGCATCACCATCCAGCGCCGCCGCGTGATCGAACGCGACAAGGTCTACCAGTGCATCGTCTCCGGCGCGGAGATCCTGGAAGGCCCGAACGAGTGGGCCGGCAGGTTCATCCCCCTGGTGCCGTGCTGGGGCGAGCTGATCAACGTAAAGGGGCGCGACCAGTTCTTCGGCGCCACGCGCTTCGCCAAGGACGCGCAGCGCATGTACAACTACGAGCGCAGCACGTTCATCGAGACACTGGCCGACCAGCCGTACAGCCCGTTCATGGCCGACGCGGCTTCGATTGAAGGCTACGAGGCGCAGTACCAGTCGCTGCGCACCCGCCGCCCGCCGGTGCTGCTGTACAAGTCCAACCCGGGCCTGCCCAACGGCGGCAAGCCCTCGCGCGAGGCGCCGCCGGCGTTCCCGGCCGCGCTGGCGCAGGCCGCGGCGATCAGCGCCGACGACGTGAAGGCCGCGACCGGAATCCACGACGCCAGCCTGGGCGCGCGCTCCAACGAGACCAGCGGCCGGGCGATCCTGGCGCGGCAGCGCGAGGGCGATGTCGCCAACTTCGACTACATCGACAACCTCAGCTACGCGCTCAAGTACGACTTCGAGATCCTCAACGACCTGATCACCGCGGTGTACGACACCGAGCGGCAGATCCGCATCGTGGGCGATGACGGCGCCGAGCAGGTGGTGGCGGTGAACCGCGTGGTGGTGGACGAGCAGACCGGCCAGCCGGTCACGCTCAACGACCTGACGCAGGGCCGCTACGACGTGTCGGTGACCGTGGGCCCGAGCTACACCACCCAGCGCATGGAGGCCGCCGAGGCCATGATGCAGCTGGCCAACGACCCCTCGCCGATCGGCATGGTCGCCAAGTACGGGTTCATCAAGAACCTGGACGCGCCGATGCTGGAGGACGTGCGCGAGGCCGCGCGGAAGATCCTCGTGGGGCAGGGCCTGCTGGAGCCGGCCGAGGGCGATCAGCCACCGCCCCCGCCGCAGCCCAATCCCAAGGACGTGGCCGGCGCCGAGAAGGACGCCGCCAGCGCCCGCAAGTACAACGCCGAGGCGGAAGGCCAGGAGATCGAGAACCAGGCCGCCGCGTTCCAGTTCGGCGCCCAGCTCGGCGCGCTCGGAATCGCCGGGCCGCCACAACCACCCCCGCCAGCACCAGCCCCGAACCAGCCCCCGCAAGGGGGCTTTTTTGTGGCCGGCGCCGGCGCACCCGCAGCACCCGCACCGGGCGGTTTCCCGGGCCAGCCCTGACCGGGGCAATCCGCCGTGGAGGCGCATGTGACCGACAGCACCAGCGATACCCGCACCAGCACCACCGAAATCAAGCCGCGCGAGCCGGTGGACAACAGCCACCTGGACGCAGGCATTGCCGCGCGTGAGGCCCGCAAGGCCGCCGCCGAGCCGCAGAAGCAGGAAGCCGCACCGCCGGCCGCTGCCGATGCTGGTGACGACGGCCAGGACGAGCCGGCTGACACGCAGAACCAGACCGGGGAATCGGCAGACCCGGATTCGGGCGATGCGCCCGCAAGGCCCCGGAAGAAGCCCGGTGTGCACCAACGCATCGATGAGCTGACCAAAGCGAGGTACGACGCAGAACGCGAGGCGCAGTACTGGCGGGAGCAGGCGATGCGGCAGCAGCCGCAGCAGCCGGCCAAGCCGGGCAGCGACCCCGCGCCGGCGACGGCATCCGCGGCGGCCGACGAGCCCACGCTGGAGTCCTGCGACTTCGACGTGGCCGAGTTCAACCGCCGCCACTACCAGTGGCTGCGGGAGCAGGACAGGAAGCAGGAGCAGGCGCAGCAGCGGCAGCGCACCCTCGCCGAGAAGGTGGAGGCCTTCCGGGCCGAACACCCCGACTACGACGAGGTCGCGCACAACCCGCAGGTCCCGATCACCAAGGCCATGGCCGAGGAGATTCTGGAGACCGACCACGCGCCGGCGATCGCTTACTACCTGGGCCAGAACCCGCAGGAAGCCGCCGAGATCGCGCAGATGTCCGAGCGAGCGATGAGCCGAGCGATCGGCCGCATCGAAGCCCGACTGAGCGCGCAACCCGCGTCGAGCCCGCAGCCAAGTCAGCCGCCCCCCAAGACCGTGACCCGTGCCCCTGCGCCCGTCACGACCCTGTCTGGTGCGCCGGCTGTGACCAAGTCCTACGAGGGCATGTCGCAGCGCGAATACGAAGCGGCGCGCCGGAAGGAGCGTGAGGCCAAGGGGCTGCCTAACCGCTGACCCTACAAGGACTCAATCCCATGGCAAACACCTTCCTCACTACCAGCCTCATCACGCGCGAGATCCTCAGCGCGCTGCGGCAGAAGTTCACCTTCCTCAACCGCATCAACATGGAGTACGCCGACGAGTTCGCCGTCACCGGCGCCAAGATCGGCAGCACCGTCAACATCCGCGTGCCGACCAATGCCAAGGTGCGCAGCGGCCGGATCATGGATGCCGGCAACATGGTCGACAAGACCGTGCCGCTGAGCATCACCGACCAGATGGGCATCGACCTGGTCTACAACAGCGCCGACCTGGCCCTCAACATCGATGACTTCCGCGCCCGCTACCTCGACCAGCCGCTGGCCAACCTGGCCTCGCAGATCGAATCGGCGGTCATCCAGCGCAGCCTCCCGTATGCGGCCAACTTCGTCGCCAACGCGGACGGCAAGCTGGACCTCAAGGACGCCCTGCTGGCCAACAAGCTGCTGACCGACAACCTGGCCCCGACCGAGCGCTTCATGCTCACCAACACCAGCGGCACGGTGCAGGTGATCGACCAGCTCAAGGGCCTGTTCAACAGCCAGAGCCAGCTCAAGCGCCAGTATGAGGAGGGCCTGATGGGTCGGGCCGCCGGCTTCGACTGGTACGAGACGGCGATCATGCCAACGCAGGGTTATGGCGCCAGTGCGATCCCGGGCACCTACGACGTCAACGGCGTGGTGGCCGATGGCGCTACCTCCATCCCGATCGACACCGGCACCGGCACCATCCTGGCCGGCCAGCACGTCACGTTCGCCAACGTGTTCGCGGTGAACCCGGCTACGAAGGAGAGCACCGGCGTGCTGCGGACCTTCGTGGTCACGGCCAACTACGCCGGCGGCTCGGGCAACCTGCAGATCAGCCCTGCCATCGTCGCCAACGGCCCGGAGAAGAACGTCACCGCGCTGCCCGCCGACAACGCCGACGTCGCCGTGCTGGGCGCCAGCACCCAGACCGGCGTCAACCTGGCCTTCGCGCGTGACTTCGTCACGTTCGCGTCCGTCGACCTGCCGCTGCCGGAGAACAAGGACGCCAGCCGCGCCACCATCGGCGGCCCCGGCGGTCTGAGCGTCCGCATGATCCGCGACTACGACACGATCAACGACCAGTTCCTGAACCGCGTGGACATCCTGTGGGGTTCGGCGGTGCTGCGTCCTGAGTTCGGCGTCGTGGTGCCGAACGACCCCACCCTGTTCACCTGATCGAGGAGATCACACATGCCCCTGTCCACTGACACCCAGGCCGCGGCCGCGCAGGAAACTGCGGATGGCACCCTCATCGGCCGCAACGCCACGTCGAAGATCGGATTCTTCGGCACCACCCCGGCGGTCCAGCCGGCCGCGCTCAGCCTCGCCTCGGTCACGGCCGCGCAGCTGGCCACGGCCCTGGCCTCGATGGGCCTGATCAAGACCACCGCGTAACCGCAACAGCGGGGCGCCTCGAGTTGGGGCGCCCTGCGAGGACACAGTCATGACCGAGAAGCACGCGCTGTACCTGGTGAAGGAGGGCGAGAACGACGGCCGCCCGGCCCTGTTCGCTGCCGAGGACGTCGAGGCCGCCAAGGCCAATGGCTGGGCCGAGCCGGACTTCCCGAAGGGCACCGGCGAGCCGTGGAACGCCGAGGATGAGCTGTACGCGCAGGACGCGCTGGCCGAGCAGATCAAGCTCAAGCAGGCGCAGCAGGCCAAGGCCGACAAGGCCGACGGCAAGAAGAAGTAACCCCCAGGGGCCGGCGCAAGTCGGCCCCTTCTCTTTCTGAGGTCCGCATGGCCAAGGTGCAGGAAATCGTTGCGCGGGCGCTCCGCCTGATCCAGGTGCAGGATGCGCGGCAGCCGGTCAAGGCCGTGGACATGCAGACCGGCATCTCGGCCATGAACGCCATGATCGGCCGCTGGGAGGCCAACGGCCTGTCGCTGGGCTGGGCGCCGGTGGCCAACCCCTCCGACGACATGCCGTGCCCGCCGGAGGCTGAGGAGGCCATCGCGGCGAACCTGGCGATCACCCTGGCACCGGAGTACGGCACCGACGTGTCGCCGGTAGTGGCGGCAATGGCTGCCCGCGGCATGTCGGACCTGCGCGCCGACGTGAAGGCGGCGAACCCGCTGCTGCCTGACCGCGGCGTGCTGTCCTACGGCTACGACACGCGCACGGATCGCTGGTACTGATGCGCAACCAGCCTGTCCCGCTCGTCACCGGCTTCTACCGGGACGAGGATCGCCCGTTCTCGCAGCAGGACGTGTGGAACTACCTGCCGTGCAAGACCGAGGCCCAGGGCACGCGCTCGCCGCTGATGCTCAAGACGCCGCCCGGCCTGTTCCCGTGGCTGGAGGTGGCTGGAGCGCCGCCGGTGCGCGGCATCCACGACTGCGAGGGGAAGCTGTACGCGGTCATCGGCACCACCCTGTACCGCATCTCCCTGTCCGGGGTGGCCATTCCGATCGGCACCATCCCGGGCACTGGACGGGTGTCGATGGACCACAACCAGCGCGCCAACGGGCAGCAGCTGACCGTGGTCAACGGGGCATCCGGCTACGTCCTGGACACCTATACCGGGGCGTTCGGCAAGATCACCGACACCGGGTTCCCGGGCAGCGCCGTCATCAAGTTCATGGACGGCTACATGCTGGGCATCGATCCGGCGGGGCGGTTCGCCTTCAACAGCGCGGTGGCCGAGGCGACCGATTACAACACCCTGGATCGGTGGACGTCGGAGTACCGCCCCGACCGTCTCGTCGGCATGGGCCGGCTGGGCGGTGAGCTACTGTTGCTGTCGGCCAACTCCGGCGAGTTCTTCGGCGTCACCAGCACGGCGCAGCAGCCGTACCGGTCGAAGCGGATCTTCATCGACAAGGGCTGCGCGGGGCCGCATACGGTCGTGGAGGCGGACAACTCCGTCTTCTGGCTCGGCTCGGACGGCTATTTCTACCAGCTCGACGGCTACAACCCGCGCCGCATCTCCAAGCGCCCGATCGAGCAGGCGATCCGCGGCATGGACTGGTGGAACGCCTTCGGCTTCGTCTGGGAGTCGGAGGGGCACACGGTCGTCTACTGGACCTTCCTCACCGGCGAGACCTGGGGGTGGGACTGCGCCCAGCAGGAATGGCACCGGCGCGAGTCCTACGGCCTGAAGCGCTGGCGGCCCAGCTGCACGGCCCGCAGCAACGGCAAGTGGTATGCCGGCGACTTCCAGAAGGGGCGCATCTGGCGCATCGATTGGGGTTACGTGTGGGAGGGCGATCAGGAGTTCATCTCCGGCTTCTCCCAGCCGGTCATGCACGACAACCAGAACGAGCTGATCCACAGCCGGGTCGAGCTGGTGATGGATGTGGGGCAGGTAGGGCCGACGCCGGGCGCATTCCCCGAGCAACCGGAGGGGCCTTCGATCAGTGGCGCCGCCCCGGATGGCCTGCGTGGGGCGGCCTACGCCGGCTACACCTACACCGTTACGCCTGGAGATGCCCCGATCTCCAGCACGCTGGTGGTCTCGGGTGAGCTGCCGCCCGGCCTGTCCTTCGACGGGCCAACAGCCACGATTGATGACACGATCCCAACGCAGAACGGCGAGTTCGGCTTCACTCTGCGCACGACCGATACGAATGGCCTGAGTGCAACGCTGGATGACAGCATCAAGATCGCCCAGCCGGTAATGCTGTTCGCCTCCACCCTTGGCGATGACGGCTACGCGGTCATTCCGCCAGACTATTCGCCACTGGCGTGGACGTTCAGTGCCCCGACGATTGCATATCGGGCGAACGCCAGCGGAAACCGAATCCTCACCTATTCGCTAAGCGGCGGAACTCGGAACACAGACAACCTCGGGTCCTCGTGGGCCAATTCCACCGGTGATGTTGGCGTCGGGATCGCGTCTCCGAAGCGCGGATGGGGCGATGGCACCGTCGTTCTGATTCCTGGCGGCCTAAATGGCGGCCTGTATCGAAGCCTCGACAACGGGGCGACGTTCTCCAACCTGAATCCGCCCGCGACATCCGAGGTTGTCGTCAAGGTCGGGAGCAAATGGATCAGCGCTGCTGGCGGGAACAGCAACACGCTGCTTGTTTCAACCGACAACTTCACGTCCTACACGACCGGAGCGACCATTCCATTCAATACGTCCATGTCCGGCTCTCAGGCGTGGTCGGCCGGCGGCGTCGCGCGGTTCGCTGGCAGCATTAATGCGCCCGACAGACTTCGCATGACCTCGACGGAAGATGGTGTGTTGGCCGACACGGAGTCGCTTCCGACTCTCACCGCGACCCACTTTGGCGGCATCTGCGCCAATGGCGATGGCAGCTACTGGATCGCAGGAACCGACCTTGGCGAGATCATCTTCAAGGACGGTGACGACGCCTGGGAGTTGGGCGCGACCGTTACCGGGGGCGTGGTGGACATCAAGCACAACGGCCTGGAGTTCCTGGTCCTGACCGACGCGAACAAGATCTACAGCACGGCCGATGGTGTTGCCATGACCGAGCGCTATACCACGCTTGGACCTGGCCTCACTGGCCGCGCTATGGCAGTCCCGGGGTAACCAATGAGCGATCACGTAATCCGCATGAGCTACTCCGACGACGGCCAGCCCAACTGGTCGGAGTGGGATGAGCAGAGCATCGGCGAGGTGGGGCAGTACGGCCTGCGCGTCGACTGGTCGCGCCTGGGGCGATCCCGCCAGCGCGTCTACCGCTTCGAGTGCAGCAGCCCGCGCAAGCGCGACGTGCTGGCCATGGTCGGGGTGTTCCAGGGGACGGTGGCATGAGCGAGTCCGAGCTGATCCCCGCCGGCCAGGGCCTGGAGTGCCTTCCCGCACGTCCGACCTACGAGCAGATCCGGAGGCTGCAGGCCGTCATGGCCACTATGCCGCAGGTGGAGTGCCAACTGGAACACCACTTCGCGCATGGCGTGTACGGCCGCCTGATGCACGCCAAGGCCGGCACCGTGATCGTCGGCAAGGTGCACCGCTTCTCCACGCTCAACATCCTGCTGGCGGGCGTGATCCGCGTCACCGGCCCGGACGGCGCCGTGCGCGACATGCGCGCGCCCTGCGTGTTCGTCTCACCGCCCGGCTGCAAGAAGGTCGGCGCGGTGATCGAGGACGTGCAGTGGATGAACGTGTTCGCCACCAAGCTGACGGATGTGGCCGCCATCGAAACCCAGTTCACCCTCCCCGAAACCCCACTCATCGAGAGCGCCCCATGAGCATGGTTGCAGTAGCCGTAGGTGGTGCCGTCGTCGGCGCGGCCACGGACATCTACGCAGCAAACAAGTCCGCCAGCGCGGCAAAGGCAGCGGGGCGCAATGCCACCGCGGAGCAGGCGCGGCAGTTCAACCAGACCCGCGAGGACATGATGCCGTGGCTGGAAAGCGGCGAGTGGGCGCTGGACCGACAGCAGCAGGTGCTGAACGGCGACTACTCCGGATTCCTCGCCTCACCGGACTACCAGGCAGCGCTGCAGCTGGGCACCGAGCAGCTGGACGCGGGCGCCACGGCGGGCGGCAACCTCTGGGGCGGCGGCGCGGACGCAGACCGGATCCAGTTCGGCCAGCAGCTCGCCAGCCAGAACCTGGGCAACTACTGGAACCGCCTCGCCGGCCTGTCGCAGACCGGCCAGACCACGGCCAACCAGCTCGGCGCCTACGGCCAGAACTACGCGCAGCAGTACGGTCAGAACCAGTGGGGTGTCGCCAACGCACGATCGTCCGCCTACGGCCAGCAGGCCGACGCGGTGAACAATCTGGCGAACCTGGGCATCAGTGCCTACGGCTACAAGAACGGATGGTTTGGGGGGAAGGCCTGATGGCACAGCGCAACTATTTCGGCTCGTTCATGCAGGGCCAGCAGGCTGGCAGGCAGGCACAGGAGTACGAGCAGAAGCAGCAGGACCGGAACGCCCTGCGCACCTTGGCGCCGCAGATCCTTGCCGGCGACCCGGGCGCATTCGATCAGGCCGCTGCCATCGATCCTCGGGGTGCAACGGCTATCCAGGAGGCCGGGGACAGCCAGCTACGCCGCCTTAAGGGCGCACTGGACTACTTCGGACAAGGCCTGCAGTCCGGCGACGACCGCCTGATCCAGGCCCGGTTCAAGGAGATCAGCCCGTTCATGTCGCGCATCACCGGCAAGGAGGCGCCGCCGGCCTGGACCGCGGACATGATGCCGGCGTTCGAGCAGGCCCGGCAGCGTGTGGCCATGGTGCCGGCAGCGGCCGGCGAGGCCGCGCCCGCCGGCTACCGCCAGTTCGAGATGATGGCCGCCGCCGCCGGCCTCAAGCCAGGGACGCCCGAGTACGCCCACGCCGCCAAGGTCGCGTTGGGCGCCGAGGGCCGCGCATCGAGCGCCGGCTACTCGCAGGTGAAGTTCACCGGAGCCGATGGCCGCGAGCGGATTGGCGTCCTCAACGGCCGCACGGGGCAGATCGACTTGCCGGATGGGACCAGCTTCAACCCTCAAACCGGGCAGATCGCGCCGACGGTGGGCGCGCAGCCGCCGACCCGGTTCCGCAACGCGCAGGGGCAGGTCATGGACCTCAGCCAGGTCGATGATCCGCGCCTGAGGCAGAACATCGCGGAGAACCCCGATGCGTGGGGGCTCGTCCCCGACGGCGGGTCGGTGTCGCTCCCGCCTCAGGCGGCCATGCCGGGAGGCGTAGGTGGCGGCACTGGCGCCTTCGTAGGCCGTTCCGCGGAGGAAGAGACCGCCGCCACCGAGGCCGCCAAGCTGGGCGTGCAGCTGCAGTACCTGCCCCAAGAGCTTGCGCTGCGCAGCCAGGCCGCAGTCGACCAGGCCGTGGGCATCGAGCAGGGGAAGACCGCAGCGGAGAAGGCTGCGGCGGCCCCGGGCACCATCGCTACGCTGCAGGCATCGGTCGACTCCATCGACCAGCTGCTGAACAGCAGAGAGCTCGGCAGCATCGTCGGCCTCGGCAGCCTCAATCCGCTGAATCGAGTCCCCGGCACCGCAGCCCGCGGCCTCATCGCGCGTGCGGACCAGATCGCCGGCCAGGCCTTCCTGGCAGCCTTCAACCAGCTCAAGGGCGGCGGCGCCATCACGGAGCGCGAGGGTGCCGCAGCAACGGCGGCCATGGCGCGCCTGGATCGGTCGCAAAGTGAGGAGGACTACCGCCGTGCGCTGACGGACCTGCGCGACGCGATCACCCCGGCCATCGCGCGTGCGCGGCAGCAGGCGGGCGGCGCAGCGACTTCCGCCGCCGTGGCCCCCGCGGCTGTGCGCCGTGCCCGCAACCCCCAGACCGGCGAGATGCTGGTGCTCCGCAACGGCCAGTGGGTGACCGACGATGGCCGATAACGCCCTGCCGCCGCTGCCGCCGGGTTTCGTGCTGGAGGACGAGGCTCCGCCGCCGCCGAGCCAGGCCCTGACCGCGCAGGCGGACATCCCCCCGTTGCCCCCTGGCTTCGAGCTTTTCGAGGACGATGGCCCCGGCCTGGAGATCGACATCATCGGCGGCACCCGCGAGAGCCAGGCGACGCCTGAGCAGCGATCCGGCAGCCTGGCGCGCGACCTCGGCATGTCCGCCCGCTCGGTCATCCAGGGCGCCGGCGGCCTTCTTGGCGCTGTGGGCGGCGATGCGTTCAACCACTACCTGGTGCCGGGCGATCAGCCGAGCTACCGCGATGCCGCCGCCGGCTTGGCCGACCGGCTGGGCCTGCCGAAGCCGGAGACCGGCCGCGAGCGCGTCATGGGCGACATCGGCGAGGCGCTGACCGGAACCGGCCTCACCATGGGCCTCGGTGGCGTGTTGAACGCCGGCCGGGGTGCGCTCACCGCGCCATCGGTGCGCACCGCCGCTGCCGACCTACTGACCGCCCAGCCGAAGCTGCAGGCGGTCAGCACGGCCACCGGCGCTGGCGCCGCAGGCGTGGCTCGCGAGTCGGGTGCAGGCGAGGGCACGCAGCTGGCCGCCGGCCTGATCGGCGGCCTGGCCCCGGGCGTGGGCTCCGCTGGCACCGCTGCGGCCCTGCGCGGCGCCGTGCGCGGTCGCAGTGGCGAGCAGATGCGCCGCACCATTAACGACTTCGCCCGGGTCGGTGCCACCCCATCCGTGGGGCAGGCGTCGGGCAACTGGTTCGCCCAGGGCGCAGAGAACCTGCTGGCAGGCGGCCCGACCAGCGCCGGCGTGATGAACCGCTTTGCCGAGCGCCAGGCGGATGACATTGGTGCCGGGCTGCGCCAGGTGGCAGACGGCCTGTCGCCGCGGGCAAGCGGCGAGCAGGCAGGCCGTGCGATCGAGCGCGGCGCCCAGTCCCTGCGGAACAACACGAACGCCGTGAAGCGAGCGCTGTACTGGCAGGCAGACCGACTCATCCCCGAGACCACGCCCGCGCCCCTGAGCAACACCTGGCAGACCGTGGTGCGCCTGACGACCCCGGATCCGGGCGCCGCGGCGACTACGGGGGCGCTGGTTCAGCCCAGCATCGCGCGGCTGCGGCAGAACCTTGAGCAGGACCTGGCTGCCGGCGGTGGGGCGCTCACCTACTCGGCGCTCAAGCGCGTGCGCTCGGAGATCGGCGAGGCCATCTCCAACTCGTCGCCCCTCAACCCGACCAGCGACATTCGCGAGCTGCGGCAGCTGTACGGGGCGCTATCGCGCGACATGGAGGCGGTGGCCCAGGCGCAGGGGCCGGAGGCCGTCGCAGCGGCGCGCAGGGCGAACAACTACACCCGCGCGGCGGCAGACCGGCTGGAGCAGGTGGAACGGGTGATCGACAAGAACGGTGGCCCGGAGCGCGTGTTCCAGGCAGCCATGGCCGGCACCCGCGATGGCGGTACCACCCTGCGCGCGGTCATGCAGTCTCTGCCGAAGGACGGGCAGCGCGCCGTCACCGCGGCGGTGATCAAGCGCATGGGCATGCCCACTCCGGGCCAGGCCGGTGCGGAGGCCGCGGAGGAGTTCAGCGCCAGCACGTTCCTCACCAATTGGAACCGGGTCAGCCCGGAGGCGCGGCGCGCGCTGTTCGACCGGCACGGCCCGGGCTTCACCAAGCAGATGGACCGGATCGCCCGGGTGGCGGAGAACCTGCGGGAAGGGTCGCGCGTGTATGCCAACCCCTCCGGCACGGCGAACCGCGCGGCGGCAATGACCTACGGAGCGTCGCTGGTGGGCAGCCTGTTCACCGGGGGCACCGCGGCGCTCGTGGCTGCCGGCGCCGGGGCAAACGCGCTGGCCCGCTGGATGACCAATCCCACCGTGGTGAAGCGGCTCGCCGACGCGACGGTACTGCCCAAGGGCGCAATCCCAGGCGTGATCCAGTCGATGCGCGTGGCCGCCGAGCGCGACGGCGACCAGGGCCTGTCAGAGGTTGCCGCTGTACTGGAGCAGCTTGAACAGGAAGAAGCCGGCGCCGCCCAGCAGAAGTAGGCCGGCGCCAACGATCTTCACAACCATCCCGAGGTCGCCCAGCCAGGCGTCGTCCGAGCCGTCCTGATCCAGCCACGTCTTCGGCCGGCCACCGGGGTTCGACAGGTCGTAGTCGGGCTTCTTGGTCATGCCGCCAACCCTACCACAGCCCCGCTCCGGCGGGGCTTCGTCATTTCCGGAGCCCCAGATGGCCACCTTCCGAATCCTCGACCAGGCCCCCCAGTACCTGCTGCCCGACGGCCGCGTGAATGCCGGGGGCTCGCTGTCGTTCTACGAGACCAACCTGTCCACGCCCAAGCTGACCTGGTCGGACCCGGGCATGGCCACCCCGAACCCGTACACGGTGGCCCTGGACGCCGCCGGCCGCACTGCCACGGACGTTTGGGGCGACGGGGCCTATGGGGTGGTGATGAAGGACGCCGCCGGGGTCACCATCTGGACCCGGAACAACGTGCGGGCGGCCGGCGCGGCGACGCAGGAGATCCCGGCGCTGGTGGTCGGCCAGTTCCTGACCAACGACGGGTCCAACCTGCTGTGGCAGGAGCTGCTGCAGCTGCCCGACCCATCGGGGTCCGGCGGCTACTACCTGTCCACCGACGGCGTGAACGTGCAGTGGGTGCCGCCGCCGGCACCGCCCGAGGCCACGGTGGAGATCACCAGCACGCGGATGGTCCTGACCGGCGAGGACGGCAGCAAGTGGCAGGTGATCCGAGGCACCGCCACCACGTCCTCCGGCGTCGGCACGCTCCAGGCCCAGGGCACGGTGACCTATCCCAACGCCTTCAGCGAGACGGTCTGGCCCGTGGTCACGCCCACCGGCGGCCCCTTCGCGCCTGGCAACGCCTACGGCCCCTACTACGGCGACCTGTCGATCACCGCGGCCAACTCGACCGGGTTCACCTTCATCGTCAACACCAACCACGCCGACCCCGGATCGGCTTCCCAGGAGCAGATCAGCGGCAACATCACGGTCAGCTTCTTCGCGATGGGGCCGATCAGCTGATGGTCGACTCGGTCATCATCCCCCGGCCGTCGGCGCCGCTGCTGGGCCGGGATGGGCTGCCGTCGCGGGAATGGTACGCCTACTGGCAGGCGCTGCTGGACGCGGCCGTGGGCGGCGCGGACGTGTCGGCCCAGCTGGCGGCGATGCAGGCCCAGATCGACGCACTCGGCGGCGGGACCAACCTCACCGGCGACATGTCGGTCGGCGTCACGGGGCAGGGCGACGGCTACCTGCTGCGGCTGCGCGGCGACCAGGCATCTCCGGGCAATACCCGCTACTACGGCACCGGCCCGACGGGGCAGAAGGGGTGGCCCGCGTTGGCCGACGCCTTGGCTGTCGACTCCGGGGAGCTGACCAAGACGGTCGACCCGGTGACGGGCGTGCCGTCGTTCGGCCTGGCCAATACCGCAGTCACGCCCGGCAGCTACACCAGCGCGAACATCACCGTGGACGCGATGGGCCGGGTGACGGCGGCGGCGAATGGATCCGGTGCCGGCGGTGCCATAGCCAAGATCGGGGAGGTTGTGACCAGCGGCTCGCAAGCCGTGGTCACCTTCACGTCGATCCCGGCTACCTATCGGCACTTGGAACTTCGCATTCTCGGCCGGGGGACCGCCTCCGCAGTGGAAGCCAACAGCGCTATCCGTTTCAACGGGGATTCCGGGAACAACTACGATAGCATCCGGGAAAACAGGTTCGGCGCTGGCGCAAGTGGTGTCGCAGTGTCGCGCATCGACGCATTCTCGCTTGCGGCCGCGAACGCTCCTGCTGGCACCGCTTCGCCGGTGACCATCTGCATTCCCGACTATCGCGGCACCACGTTTCACAAATCGATGACTGCGTTGTCCTCGATCAAGCAGGCGAACGCCACGGCGAACGAGTTCATGCAAACCGGTTCTGGCTATTGGCGCAACACCGCGGCGATCACCCAGATTGATATAGCGCTGTCCGCGGGCAACTGGGTCGATGGCTCGGTGGTCAGCCTGTACGGGTTGGCTTAGGACTTCCCCGACCTCGCGCCGCGGCGTCGCCTGATAGGCAACCTCCAAGCAATCCTTGACGATTCAGGGGCCAGCACCGCGCGGTGCCGACCCTCGGAGTCCAGGCCCTCCCACCCCGCGCGGCGCTGGTCTCTTCCTGAGCGACGGCCGCGCGTATCCTGTCGGCATGCTCCCCGACAGCTACCGATGGCACGATGGTCCCGAGGGGTCGCGCCTGTTCTACAACTACGGGTGCGTGGCGACCGTGCGGGCGGGGAGGGTGTCGATCGGCCGGGGCCGGAAGAGGGCGCCCCTGCCGCCGCTGGAGGGTGTGTGCGGGTCAGTGGAGCAGGGGAAGCGGCATGTGGAGCGGTGGGTGATGGCGAGGATGGGGCGACTCACACGCAACTGA